ACTAGTGTGGTCAAACTTGTGGATTTTTTCATAGAGGTGGGCCAGTGCTTCGTGCTCAATGTGCCGATAGTCAGACAGGATTTTATTAAAATTATATGTGTAGTAAATGTTTTCTATTAACTTTTTAAAAGCTGGATAAATCGTATCTTTATAAACCTTGTGCCTATCTTGCACACTTATGTCACTATTAAAATAAACAATGGCCTGTTCTTGGTCAGCGCCCCAATATTTCATAGTATACCTTTCATTTACATTTACACACTATTTTAATAACAATATTGTTTTTTCTATACCTCTACTAAAATGCTACTACTAACTATCCCAATTTATCTTATTGGCATCGGTTGCTTGTTGTAATCTTGTTGTTGTTTGTGTTATCAGTGTCTCATAATCTGGTTGACCCTCAAATCCTGTCTCACTCAATTGAGTAAGTGAAACAAGTTGTCCAGCCGCAAACGGATTAGTTTCTGGCGAAGAATCTTTATAATTTACTAAGGCACATTCTAACGTAGTAGAAAAGTTTGCTGGTGTTAGACTTTCGGTAACACTTGTTATTTGATATATACCCTCTATACCTCTCATCAATCCTTTTACATATATTAGGTTGAATGTAGATAGACCAACGGTTCCATGAATAGTTAATGTTATTCTTCTTAAAAAGTTACTAAGTACACCACCAAAAAATGATGGTTTATTAGAACCAGAATTAGCATCTGAACCCGTCATTAGTCTTGCATTTTGTTTTGCTATTATAGAGTTACTAAAGGTAGAATCTGCAGCTCTCAATTCATCTATTAATCTTACAACAACTTGTCTTCCCGCAACATTTTGACTATCATTTGCTAACTCTAAAAAGTTTCTCAAATTTGCCCTACTAACATCTACAACTGCACCAGTATCTGGATTAGTAGTTATTATTTGTAAGTCTTCTAGTTGTTTTTTTGATGATACAAGACCCTTTCTTATCAAACTTGTTATATCATCTAAAAAACCATCGTTATTCATTCTTAATTCACTCTTAACGAGTTCAGATAGGTCTATACTTCTTCCGCCAACTACCGCTGGTAACCTAAAACTAGCAAAAGCAGTAGCGTCAACCTTAGCATTTAGTGAAAAGTTTTCAACCAATGATCGTTCAGTTCCAAACTCACATACGACAGTTTTGCCAGATAATACTCTGTTGGCTTCTTGAACCTTCGCTTCTGGTGAGAGGTTATCTCCGCCAAAATCAGATAAATTGATTGAATTAAATATATCTTTTGATACACCTTCAACCTCTACATTAGCGGCATACACTTCTATGTAACGACTATTTTTATTGTATGGTCTAGTTGCCAGTTTTATAGTAGGATTGGTTTCATTAGCAAGGTCAATAATTTGTTTTATCAAACTATGCAATGGAGCGTTTCCATTTGACATTACTGACCTAACTCTTGATATGTCAACAGGAAGATCAAATACGTTTGAGACTTCTAAACTACCAAAATTATTTATGAAACCATCAGCTATATCATCCAAAGAAATTATATTTAGTTCTGCTACAGCCTTAGCTTTCAGTAATTCATATTTCTCCTCCCGATCAGCGCTCTGAGCATCTGCAAGTTCATCGCCTTCAAGTTGTTCACCTTCTGCATTTGTGTATTTGGCATTATCTCCTAACCTTCCATCAATTACACTAACTTGGTTATTTATATCTTGTATTTGGCTGTTGAGAGATTCTTTGTCTGAATCAAATTGATCTTTAGTAGGCCGTGGTATTGGAACACTATATTTTTGATTAGGTTCAAATGGCAAGTCATTGTATACAAACTTAACACTTGGGGTATCAACCTCGTTGTTGTTTTGGTTTGATGCTGGGGCAACAGAACGTGATATTGATTCTAAAACTGCACCAAGAAAAAAGTATACTGGCTGAGATTGAATAAAAATTCTGGCCTTGACATCATCTCCAAACTCCGGCCCTGTAAATCTTTCCAATACTTCGCCCTGCCCCTCTATAGGTTCTTGACCTTCTGCAAGTATACTTATCAAGGGAACGCTTACTATTGATGTTTTTTTTCTTAAATCATATGTTTGTTGATCAACCTTTCCAACTCTGTCCTCACCGTCTGCTTGAGCTGGAGGCCTTGTATCTCCATTAACAAACAATCCATCATAAACATAATTTGGATTGTTTATATTATTAAAATCATTGTCAATATCGTTCATCATTTCAGCGCCATAATTAGGCATTGTAGTCAAGAGGTCAAAATCAAAATCAGTATCAGCATCTGGATTTTGAAATATATTTTCTGGTCTTGATACTTCACCTGTAAATGGCGTTCCATCAGTTGGTATATTGAACTCACCTTCGGCTTCTACGGCTGCCTTATAGGCCGCACGTGCAATTTTATTCTGAGTATCATTTTCTGGTATGCCTACGATTTCGCCTGGCGGTAGTGCTGGCGATTGCGATTCATAATATTGTAAAGGTGCAACTATTTCCTCAAATTCATCTGGGCCTATTTCAAAGAATGCTTTATAAGCTGGATTTATAGCATCCTTAAACTTCATAGTTTTCTCTTCACCATCCACAGTAAATGTTATGTCTGCGTCATCATCAGGCAAAGTATTACTGTGACTAATTAGTCTATTGAGAGCGCCTCTTGATATAGTATCAGTTCTTGTGCCCACTAAAAAACTACCAATCTCTGGTAAGAAACTTACTTTTCCTGTAAGATGTCCAACATTATCAAAAGAAAAATCAAACTTATAAACATTTACTAACGCTGCTTCGTAATAGCCCCTCCCACCTGTTTTCAAATTTATTATAGGAGTAGAATTTTGGTTTGTAGGTGAAGAAGAAAAAAGATTGGGAGGTCTAACAACTTCACTTGACCCAAATGTATCTGGAATATTCCATCCATAAATAATCAAGAATGTTGAGTTCGTTGAAATCAATCTACTGTATTCAAATAATTCATTAAAGATTTCTGGATTTGGTATTGTTATTGAAAGATCATATTTTACGTTTAGACTTGCTGCTGCACCACGAGCAACTGTTAAATCATTGATGCCTGGCTGTCCTCTATATGATGAATCTAACGATTGCAGAGAGTCTCTTTCTAATTGTGTTTTATTGCTGCTACAAATAGGAGCAATTTGTATTAGATGTTCGGTGTCATCTTCATTCTCTTTTATTCTTACTTGTACTAACCTTTGAGAAATCTCACTAGCTACACTTGGATTAGTTTCTATGATGTCGCCTGATTTAAAAACAGCATATAACTCAACAAAGGGTGTGAGTTCAGACAACTTTAGAGAAGATGAGGACAGTTTTTCATTCCAACCCTTAACAATACCTTTATATTTGTCTTCATCTAATAGAAAATTACTTGCATATGTCCCCATTGTAAGACCTTATCTTATTTTATCTTGTATGAGATTTACAAAACTATCAATTTCTGCTGGAATCCTTATTATAGTTCCTTCTGCTACCATTTTACCAAATGGAAAAGTAAAATCATTAAGTAAACATATAATCCACCAATACCTACCATCACCTAAATATTCTTCAGCAATTTTATCTATTCTCATGGCGCCTTGTAATCTAACCGTGATATCATTCTGCCTTCTAACTTCCTCAGCAGAAACAGGTGGGAATGTTTTTAGACGCATAAGTCCCGTCTTAGGGTCTTTTATCCTTCCAAAATTTTTATATCTTGATATAGGCATTGTATAATCCTTTTATTATCTAACAATAATTCTAATATGATGTCCCACTTACAATTTCATCAACTACTTGGTCTTGTAGTTGACTTAAATACATTTGTTGTTCGTTACCAGTTTCCAAAACAACATCGGGATCGGCGTTGTTAGCAGGGCCGGTGGTGATTAATGGGCCCGCATTTACAAAAGGTTCTTTGCCTGTAGAACCTCTTGTAGAAAACACATTCAAACCTTTTCCAGAACGTAGTGGGCCTTGATAAAAAGCATAGTTTCTATCAGGCATCTTAGTATGTAGAACTTGAAAACTCATAGTAACAGAACAAGCCATAGGTATTCTTAGACCTTCTGATATTTCCCACTTACCGCCAGGCCCTAAGTAGTTCCAATCATAAGATAGTGATCTTATAAAGCCATGTAAACCACCAAACATATCACCGATAGTCATTCTTATTATTGGCCCAGCCTTTTGTCTACCACTAGAATCATAACTAGCGTAGGTTTGTTGTGCTAACCAATTTATTCTTTCGTATACATTTTGTAATCTTCTTATTTCAGTTGCAAACACAACAAAGGACAATTCAATAGCTCTATCGGTCATTGTATAACTATGTATCTGTTCTGACCTACCAAAGAAATGTTTTGCCGACCATGTTGGACTAAATGTTTCACTTATGTTTGACAATGTGGCTTGAAAATAACAATACTGTTTATACTCACTACCCCCTAAGTCTACAGTTGGATTCTCCCCACGGGTGGCAGTATATTCGTTATAGCGGGGATTAGGAAATGTTACTGGTCTTGCACTACCTTTTTTATTTATGGTTTCAAACATAAACGGAAATTGTTGTGCATCAGCTCTACCTAATGAAGCCCGTAGAGTATCTTTTTCACCTCTTATAATATTTTCAACAGCCGGCTGTAAACCACCTTGCTGTACATTTCCAGCAATATTGTTAGTAAAACCTCTTTCTACTCTATCTTCACTATAATTTCTTTTGTCCTCATTAAAATCAAAAACTTTGTGATTATCTTTGGGTGAATATGTCCCACCACTCTTGTCTAACATAGCACCTTCTAAATCTGGTATAGGAACACCAGCTATTGTGCCTTGTGGATCTCTTGGAGTATCTGATCTAACAATCTCATCACCGACTCTTTTTGTTCCTCTAACATCAATTACAGATTTATTTTGTAAATATAGTTGATCAAAAGTGTCACTAGATGGAATAGGTTCTTGGCCTGACGC